TTCCAATATGACGGCTCTCTTGGCTCAGGCAATATCATGCAGGTATGTCTACACTCCGCCGCCACAACGGGTGGGATGATGTGCGGAAATACGTTTAGCAGTTCGGCTTTGGCGACTACCCAATCTTGTAATATAACTTATGACCTTCAATTTGGGACGGCATGAGAAAATTGGCTAAGAAACATCTTGGCATTCGTCTCGATGTTGGGTGTGGTATCAACAAACAGAAGGGCTATATCGGAATGGATATAGTCAAGCATCCCGAAGTTGATATTGTCCATGACGTTCAGAAGTTCCCTTGGCCGATTGATACCAATTCCTGCTTTCAGGTTTTAATGTCTCATTTATGGGAGCATATAGAGCCTAAATACAGGTTTAGGTTAATGGACGAGTTGTGGCGGATTATCAGGCCGGACGGCCAGTTGTTGTTATCTGCTCCGTATGCAGGCAGTTGGGGTGACGCAGCCCATCCAGCGCATTACAACTGCCCGAATGAGGCGACGTTTTCTTTTTTCGACCCGGACTATCCGTTGTATCAGGCGTGTTCATATAAGAAGCCTAAACCTTGGAAGCTGGTACGCAACGAATACGATATGCGGGGCAATCTGGAAGTGATAATGGAGCCGCGAAAAAATGCAAAAGGAAAATGAGCTAATTGGTTTTCATTACACAAGTCTTGATTGCTGGGAGTCTATTCAAAAGACAGGACTGAAGCCATATACTATTATCAAGCCTGCATTAAGAGCGAAGATTGGGACAGAACGGGTTAATGGAATTTGGCTATGGACGTCACGGCTATATGATTTGCCGCATATAGGATGCGTACTGTACCAAATGTCAACAAAGAATACAACGAAGGCGGTTTTGTTGTCGGTTGGTTATCCGAAAAGCGATAGATTATCCACCGAAAATGGTATTGTCGTTTTGTATCACAGCGGGCATATAGGCAATCTGGAATATCATACAGGTGAAGAAGAGGCGGTGATTATAACCGAACCAATCCCACCAGAGAAGATACGGCTTTTACAGACTTATGACTTGATGGAGTTATGGAAGAATGAACAAGGAAGAATTAAAAGTAAGTGACGTTGTAAATGCACAAATCATTGGAAAAGACAACGATAATAAAGAGCGGGAAGAACCCGCGACAGAGGCTACTGATAGCGACGCCGACACTCGGAATAGTAAGGATGGAGTGGTCGGTGGCGCGATACGGGCAGATAATCCCGCCTAACTGGAGTTGTGCTTACGCTCCTATAAGTGCTGTTGTGCCAACGGGTTATCTCGTAGCTAACGCGCAGAATATCGCCGTCCAAACGGTAGTAAGCCAGGACTTTGAATGGTTGTTTCTGCACGAGGACGATGTGGTATTACCGCCCGATGCCTTTATGAAGATAAATAGTTATATTCGCAAGGCTGATGTACCCGTAGTTAGCGGGTTATATTTTCTGAAAGCCAATCCGACCGAGCCTATACTATATCGTGGGCGAGGTAATAGTTATTTCGATGGTTTTAAGATAGGCCGGAAAGTATGGGTCGATGGTGTACCTACCGGATGTCTTTTGATTCATTGTTCGCTATTGAAATTGATGTACGAGGAGAGCGAAGAGTATACAGTGCCACAAGGCGTAAGCACTTTGACTATCCGCAAGGTATTCGAGACGCCTGCCAAGACTTGGTATGACCCTGAGAGTACGCAGTATATGTCACAGATGGGTACGTCCGACCTCAACTGGTGCGATAGGGTAATGAAAGACAATGTTTTGAAACGTGCAGGCTGGCCGAAAATCGCAAGAAAGAAATACCCGTTTTTGTGCGATACGAAAATCTTATGTAAGCACATCGACCTTTCAACAGGGAAAACTTATCCATAAAGAATAAACAATGGCCTTAAAACAAGAATTGCTCGTTAGTAGTACCAGTGACCTTCACGGTCCTGCTTACGTTCTTGCTGAATACGATGACGTAAGCCTGAAAATCTCTCAGCTCATTGTTAAGAGTAAAGACAGCAACATGAAAGTTACTGTCGTTATAGATTCGGAGTTAAGTAAAATAACAAAAGAAGTTGTGAGTATAGATAAAGACCATGATGTTTCTGTGCTTAACCTTCACTTTGTCAAAACCAAAGAAGATGGTCTGGGATTTGAAAAAGGCTTCAAAGTCAAGTTCAGCCGAGAAGGAGCAAAAAAGTAATGGCAATTGCCGTAAATGAAATCACTGAAGCCTCCAACCAAACTTCGCCGGAAGCAATCACAATAAACAAGCCTGCAAATGTGGCTAACGGCGATGTTCTGGTTGCTTTTATAACTCAGGGTTACAACAGGGCAGTGACTGGTATACCTACGGATTGGGTAGAGTATTTCGACCTCGGAACAACCGCAGGCCAAAATATGAGGTCAGGTTGTTACTATAAGATAATTACCAACGCCGGGGGTGAGCCTGCCGATTATACATGGACGATAGCCACCGCGTCTACGACTATATGCGGTTGTATTGTTCGCCTTTCAGTAGTAGATACTACAACCCCTGTAGATGCGGCAGAGTCAACAGCGGATGGAGAAGATTGGAATGAGGCAACACCATGCCCAAGCATGACAACGGCCACAGCTAATGCCTTAGTGGTTGCTTTTATGACAATCGGAGGGGTGGACACCGCAGGTCCGAATGTTCCTGGTGACACAACTTTATTGTCCGATATACTATGCACCGACGTAGCTGGTTCTGCTTCACTTCTGACTGCTTATTTCACGCAAGTAGTCGCAGGGGCTACCCCTACAAGGCTTTGGTCGATTGATACTGTAGATTCTGGGGCTGAGTACCATGTTATTCAAGTTGCGTTCAGACCGGCGGCAGCCGGGGCATTAGAGGCCGATGTAAACGACAGCATAGTAGTTAGTGAAGCCGTTATTGCCCTTTTGCCTCTCTTTTTAGCAACTGCCAGCGATGCGATAGTTGCATCCGAAAGCATTACAGCCCTGTTGCCTTTACTGCAAGCCTCGACATCAGAGACAGTTGTAGTATCAGAAATCGTTACGGCTCTTTTACCGTTACTCGAAGTATCTGTATCTGACTCTGTCGTTGTTGCTGAAAGTATATCTGCTGCCGTAGGGACGGGCGAGCTTACGGTTTCAGAAGCTGAATCAGTTGTTGTTACTGAAAGTGTCACGGCATTATTACCTTTATACGAGGTATCAGTTTCGGACTCGGTTGTAGTCGCCGAGAGTATTACGGAGCAACTGCCTTTATATGAAGTATCTAAATCTGACTCTGTGGTTGTGACGGAAAGCGTCATCCTGTCTTTGCCGCTTTACCAGACAAGCGTATCCGATGATGTGGTAGTGGCAGAAAGCACAACTGCACAACTACCCCTCTATGAAGCGTCCCTGTCGGATTCGGTGGTTGTAGCTGACTCGGCAACAGCACAATTCCCATTCTATGAAGTTTCGGTTTCTGATTCAATAGTCGTAACAGAATCAGTTACTGCCCAATTACCGCTTTACGAGGTTAGCGAATACGAGTCCGTTGTAGTTTCAGAAAGCAGTACCGCCTATAAATACGTAACAAGTTACGATGTTTCGGTTTCTGATTCGGTTGTTGTGGCTGAAAGCGTAACGCCTCTGTTAGTAACGGCTATTGTGGGGCTACCCATAATTTCGTCTCAGGGAATAATTCACGATAAACTTTTCTCCGGTGTGATAGTTCGAGGACATAACAAATAAGGAATAAAAAATGGGCTGTCCGGCAGAAGTAACGATTAGTAAAAATCTTGTTTTCTCGATAACTACCCACGACCCGGATACGGGCGTGGTTACAGACGCAGATAGTGCGCCAATCTATAGAGTCTATGAGGACGAGACGGGTACGGCTATTAAAACCGGCACGATGACGAAGCTCGACGATACAAATACAACGGGCTTTTACACCGAACTTCTTTCCTGCACTACCGACAACGGATACGAAGCAGATAAAACTTATACGATATATATTTCCGCAACAGTAGATAGTGATAAGGGTTCTATTTCTTATGGCTTCCGGGCAAATTCAGTTGAGAGTATGCCAACCCCGACATCCGGGGCTTTGACCAGTACGGCCAACTTTAAGAGCTATGCAGATATATCCCATACCGACGACGATACGTTAATAGGATATTTGATAAGCAGAGCGACTTCGGCGATTGAAAACTACTGCGATAAGACTTTGACTTCTACAACGTATCGAGAGTTTTACGATGGTTCGGGCGATACGGAATTGGTATTAAATCAATATCCTATTTCGGCGGTGACTTTAGTAAGCACATCAAGGCAGGATGTTATCAGAATCAAAAACGAAAACTCAGACGCTTATAATGCCTATGTAACTGTCGATGATACCTATATGTATCTGGTAGTAATGGGCGGTACTAACGCAGGCACGGATACACTTACTCTGGCGAGTTATACGGTAACTGAATTAGTAGCTGCGATAAACGCCTTGACTACAGGCTGGACGGCATATAACGACAACACTTTATTAGGCGTATGGGAATCGATAGAAGTTTTACCGTGCGAGGGTTTGGAAGCTCTGGCCTCTAACACTTACGTCCAAATACCGTATGAGCCGTTATACAATTTTAAGGTCTATAAGAATCAGGGGACATTACACTACTCAGGTAAATTCCCGTTAGGCCATCAGAATATCATCGTTAAGTACACGGCAGGCTATTCTACAATGCCTGCCGATTTAGAGCAGATATGTATTGACTTAGCAATGACGTATTACAAGAGCAGGAACATTGACACGTCGGTAGCTGCCGAGAAGTTAGGCGACCATTATATTAAATACGTTGAAGGCGGCGGCGGTGGGGCAAGGGACATTCCCACCCACATTGCAAAACGATTAGCACCATATATGAAGTGGAGATTAGCTGTTTGATTACTGATTTTTATAATTCGTCGGTAATAGTAAAGCAAGAGAGCCGGTCCAAGAATCCGATGGGCGGTATTACTCGTTCGTATTCCAATCGAATAGCGGCTTTATTATGCCGGATAACAGATAAGAATATCCGAGAGGTAGACGAGAACGGCAAGTGGACTACTCGTAGAGGCACTATGTTGTATTGTGCCGCAACCTCTACGAATAAAGCTATAGATGAAAGCGATAGGGTTGTTTTGGGTACAAGGACTTTTCAGATTAAGACGATTAAGAATCCGGGCATGTTAGACCAGCACTTGGAGATAACCTTACTTGAAATCGTATGAAGATATTTTTGTTTTATTTAGCTGTCTTTATCTTATGGATTTATTTGCTTTGGGTTGAGTATGGCAGAAAACATTAAATGGTATGGCAATAAAGTTTTTACACTGGCTACCGAGGCCAATGTGCGGGCTATGAAGAAGGCTGCGTATCTCGTTGAGAAATATGTAAAGCAGCATTTTACGTTAGAAGGTTCTGGCATGACTATTAAGGGAGAATGGACACCGGGGGCCAGTAGGAAAAAGACTAAATCAAATAAAAGACATTTCGCAGCCGCACCCGGAAAACCGCCTGCGATAGATATTGGTACGTTACGGGCTTCTATAACGTCTGAGGTCGAGCAGCATGGATTAAGCATAGACGGTCGGGTAGGCCCAGACGTTGAAAAGATAGCCGAAAAAGCCCCGGTAGGCACGGATGTAAATTACGGACTATACCTTGAAATGGGAACGCCCAATATGGCCCCGCGCCCATTCTTGCGCCCTGCGATAAAAAAGACAAGGCGAAAAGTCGTTAAGATTTTCAAAAAGGCAAATTCGTGATAGCGAAAATCGCACAGGCAATAACACAGCATTATAACGCTTCGACTAATCTCAAAGATGCGTTGGCGGGTGGTCTATACTTTCAGCAGGCCCCGCAAGAGCCGAGCTATCCTTATGCAGTATTCTATATTATTGGAATCGACCATGAAGAGTTAATGGGTACTACCTATAAGAACAGTATTATAAATGTAGATTTACAGTTCAATGTTTTCGAGGACGAGCAGGACGGCGGAACGGCGATAGCTTCGATAGCTGATATTTTAGATGATGCCTTTCACTGGTCGGAGATTCACGTTGACGGTTATAGCAGGATAAAAATGCAGAGACAAGCAATCCTGCCTGTATATGTAGATGAGATATGGCAGGTATCAATAACATACGAACTTAGTTTTATGGAAAGTTAATTTTTAAGGAGTTAAACAATGGCAGCTTTTCACGGCAAAAGAGGCGCGGCGACTTTCTCAGGGTTGACATGGGAGATTACAAGTTTCTCGGTCAATGCAACGGCGGACACGGCGGAGGCAACGATTATGAATTCAACCACTGTAACGTCTGCCACGCACTGGAAAGATTATCTGCCCGGCTTTAAGGACTGGACGGCTACGGCGGAAGTGTTAGAGCCTGCTACTGGCGTAGGTATGGCGGCGCTGGGTTCGGAGTCCACGTTAACATTAGAAACTACAGACGGCGTTGCATATTCAGGAACGGCGATTTGTAACGGTATAGGCGTTGCTGATGAAGCCAATGACGTTGGCAGGGCGTCGTTAAGCTTTCAAGGAACAGCTCAATTAACAGGAGCATAATATGGCAGCTTTTCATGGTAAACAAGGGTACGTCACCTTCGCTACTTCTGCCGTTGCCAATGTTCGTAACTGGTCGTTGGATGCCGTTTGCGATACGGTAGAAAGTGCTGTAATGAACACGGCTACGGTGACATCGGCTACTCATTGGAAAGACCATCTGGCAGGCTACAAGAGCTGGACGGCTATGGTTGAATGCGATTTAGACGATGGCGGCTTAGAC